TGAGTTCGACTACGAATTGTCGCGTGAAACGCATCGTGATCTTCTGGATCAGGGACAAGAGGCATTGACCAGACTTCTGAAGGTTGCTGAAGAATCGCAGCATCCTCGCGCATACGAAGTCGCAGGACAACTTCTAAAGAACCTATCGGATATGACCGATAAGCTGATGGCACTTCATGAGAAGCGCAAGAAGTTGGAAGCCGAGGCAGCAAAAAGTAATCAAATGGCTGGTGGCGTAACTGTCGATAAAGCCGTTTTCGTTGGAACTACGTCAGAACTGTTGAAAGAGATAAAGAATATAAAACATGAAATTGACGAATGACCAAGCTTATCTTCGCAATCCTAAACTAAAGCGAGCCGGTGTTGTTGTTCCGCTAACTTCGGAGCAGAGGGACGAGTACGTCAAGTGCTTTCAGAACCCGGAATACTTCATTGAAAATTACGTCAAGATCATTACTCTTGACCACGGTTTGGTCAATATCAGTCTGTATCCGTTTCAGAAAGAAGCCGTTCCTCAGATTATCGAAAACAACAGAATTATCATCAAGGCTGGTCGCCAGATCGGTAAGACCACTTTGACCGTAGGTATCATTCTCTGGTATATCCTTTTCGAAGAAGAAAAGCTCGTTGCCATTCTCGCTAACAAAGCCAAGACCGCTCGCGAAATTCTGTCTCGCGTTCAGCTAGCGTATGAAGAGATTCCGCTATGGATGCAGCAAGGCATCATTGGCTGGAATAAGGGTGACATAGAATTAGAGAATAAATGTCGCGTATTGGCAGACTCCACCGGATCGTCGGCAATTCGTGGTTTCTCTATCAACTTTCTGTATCTTGACGAATTCGCGTTCGTTCCAAACAACATTGCCGAGGACTTCTTTACCTCTACGTATCCAACCATTACGTCTGGTAAGACAACCAAGATTCTGATTAGCTCCACTCCAAACGGAATGAATCACTTCTACCGTATGTGGACGGATGCTGTCGAAGGGCGCAACGGATTTGTTCACATCGAAGCGAACTGGCGTTCGGTTCCGGGGCGCGATCAGGCATGGGCAGACGATCAGAAGCGCGTCCTTGGAGAAGCGAAATACTATCAGGAAATGGAGTGCGAGTTCCTTGGATCGGTTGGAACGCTCATTTCCAGTGCTGTCCTCAAGAATATGACCTTCGTTACGCCAAATACGTTCGAAGGTCTGGTGGGCTGCTGTTGGTACGAAAAGCCAAAGCAGGGTCACAGGTATATCATGGTGGTTGATACGAGTCGCGGCAAAGGCATCGACTATTCGGCTTTTGTGGTCATAGATGTGACCGAAATGCCATACAGAGTGGTCTGTACTTACCGAGATAACGAGATTACGCCAGTAGCTTATCCCGGCATCATTTCCAAGATTGCCACATGGTACAATCAAGCCTATGTTCTAATTGAAATCAATGACATTGGCGCACAGGTGTCGGATGGGCTATTCAACGATTACGAATACGAAAATATGCTTTCCACTACCACTGTCAAACGCCGCACTCAGCTTACATGGCAGTTTGGTGGGACAAATGGCGAAAGAGGCGTTCGAACCACCAAATCTGTGAAAGCCCAAGGTTGTGCGGCTATGAAGCAGTTGGTAGAAACGCAAAAGCTTGTTTTTCAAGACTTTCACATTATTTCTGAACTCTCAACGTTTATAAATAAGCGTAATAGTTATGAAGCTGATGATGGTGCGCATGACGATTTAGCAATGTGTTTGGTATTGTTCGGCTGGATGACAAATCAGGAATTCTTTGCTGATCTGGTATCCATGGATATCAAAGCCAAACTCTACAGGGAACAGATGAAGCAGATTGAGCAGGAAGTCCTGCCATTGCCGATTCTAGAAGATGGACGCGATCCCAATATGTTCGTTGAGGACGGAAGCGTGTGGGAAATTGTCAAACACTAGAAATCATAAATAGTTGATACGAGTTCCTTAGAGTTCCTATAAACAGGAGTAGACAAAATGCCATTTCAAGTATCTCCCGGTGTGAACGTATCCGAGATTGATCTTACTACGGTGATTCCAGCCGTTTCGACCTCTACGGGAGCGATTGCTGGTCCGTGGCAGTGGGGTCCAGTTGAAGAAGTTCGCCAAGTTTCAAATGAGAACGAGCTAGTCTCGGTCTTCGGTAAGCCAGATTCGAATAACTTTGGCACGTTCTTTACCGCAGCAAACTTCCTTGCTTACGGTGACGATCTGCGTGTTGTTCGTGCGGCAAATACGCAGTCTAACACTGCATTTGCGCTTGTTCCTTCTCGCGCAGGTATTATTCTGGCTAATAACCAAATCAAGAATGATGAAGCATACGAATCGTGGGCATTGCCTGAAAGCGGTACGTGCTTCGCAGCTAAGGCTCCCGGTGGTTTGGGCAATACGCTCAAGATCGGTGTTTGGGCTAACACGACTATTGATATTTCTACGTGGGAATACGGTAGTCTGTTTGAGCGCAACGTAGGCACAAGCTGGCACCTTAAGAATCCAGATACCTACAATAACGCAACGGCAAACGATGAACTCCACCTTATTGTCATTGACGAAGATGGTAAGATTTCTGGTGCGCCTAATACTGTTCTGGAAGTATTTCCTCACCTGTCGAAGTGTTCGGATGCTAAGAACGAATCTGGTGAGTCGATCTACTACAAGGACGTTCTCTTCCGTAAGTCTCGTTACGTATATTGGACGGGACACCCTGAAGATGTGTCAGGTTCTCCGGGTGAATCCGCAGGATTAGAGTGGGGCGTAACTGCTAACTCCGATCACACGTTCGCAGAACTGAACTCGTCACAGAACACGTTCTCGTTCACCTACGGTACTGACGTTGCTCTGACTGATGGTGATATCATCCGCGCATATGATCAGTTGAAGAATGCTGATACGGTTGATATTTCGCTAGCTATGACTGCTAACCACTCTCAGACGGTTGCTCTGGATGTTATTCAGAACCTCGCAGAAGATCGTAAAGACTGTGTTGCTTTCGTTTCGCCAGCATATGCAAACGTTACGGCAGCGGACGCTACTACTGCGGTTATCAACTATCGTAACAACGCATTGTCGAATGTTTCTTCGTCTTACGCAGTATTCGACAGTGGTTGGAAGTACCAGTACGACAAGTACAATGACGTATATCGTTGGGTTCCGCTCAATGGTGACATTGCTGGTCTGTGCGCTCGCACCGACACTGATCGTGACCCATGGTTCTCGCCAGCCGGTTTGATCCGTGGTCAGATCAAGAATGTCATTAAGTTGGCTTACAATCCAACGAAGGCAAATCGTGACGAACTGTACAAGAATGGCATTAACCCTGTTGTCAGCTTTGCTGGTGAGGGAACGTTGCTGTTCGGTGACAAGACCGGTCTTGGTCGCCCAAGTGCGTTTGACCGTATCAACGTTCGTCGCCTGTTCATTGTTCTGGAAAAGGCAATTGCGAAGGCAGCACGTTCTAGCCTGTTTGAGTTCAACGACGAATTCACTCGCGCACAGTTCGTGAATCTGGTTGAGCCGTTCCTGAGAACTGTACAGGGTCGTAGAGGCATCTATGACTTCCGTGTAGTCTGCGACGAAACGAACAATACGCCAGAGATTATTGATCGTAACGAATTCATTGGTGACATTTACATCAAGCCAGCTAAGAGCATCAACTTCATCCAGTTGAACTTCGTAGCGGTAAGAACCGGTGTCTCCTTCGAAGAAATCGTGGGCAAGTTCTAATAAATAGCTTACAGGCTACAGGAGTAAAATAAAATGTCTTTCAATGTAGATACCTTTAGAACAGCGATGAAGAATGACGGGGCGCGTCCGAATCTATTCGAAGTGTCCTTGCAGTTCCCATCGTTCGTTGAACTTGGTGGTCTGGCTGGCTCACAATCGCGATTTTTCGTAAAGACCGCGCAGTTGCCGGGAACGACAATTGGCGCAGTCACCGTTCCGTATTTTGGTCGTGAGGTAAAGGTTGCTGGTAACAGAATCTTTGCTGATTGGACCGTTTCGATTCTGAACGACGAAGATTTCGCGATTCGCAACGCATTCGAACGTTGGCACCGTGGAATTAACGGCAACGTAACGAACCTGCGTGAGCTTGGTGCTATTAGTACCTCGCCAGCCGCACCGGGAACTAGCTATGCTGTAGATGCAGAAGTAGTCCAGTACGCGAAAATTGGTGGATCACCTATCAAGAAGTATAAGTTTGTAGGTCTGTTCCCGAATGATATTTCGCCAATTGATCTGGATTGGGGTGCCAATGATACAATCGAAGAGTACAGCATTACGCTCTCGTATCAATACTGGACTACCCTTGACACTGCTGCTGCTAACCCTTCAGCGTAATTGAATTATGGGGAGAAGGAACTTCCACCTTCTCCCCGTTTTGACATGGAGTAATTATGGCTATTAAACTATTCGGATGGGAGTTAAATCGTGTTGGTGACGAACAGCAACCGACTCCTACGACGCAGCCCTCTATTGCGCCCCCACAAACTGATGATGGGGCGTATGTTATCAATTCGGCTGCACTTGGTGGATACTATGGCGCATATCTCAATCTTGAAGCTGCATTCAAAAACGAAAACGAGCTTATCTCTCGTTATCGTACCATGGCAATGCAACCGGAAGTTGAGTCTGCAATTGATGATATCGTAAACGAAGCGGTTGTTCACGATGATCAAGGCAAGTCTGTTGAAATCATGCTGGACTTGCTGGAACAACCAGACAAGGTTAAGAACATTCTACGCGAAGAATTTAAGCAGATTCTTCGTATGCTGGACTTCGATAATTACGGACAAGATATTTTCCGTCGTTGGTATATTGACGGACGTTTGTTCTATCAGGTGCGTATTGATGAAGCGAATCCCAACATGGGAATTCAATCATTAGTGTATCTTGATCCACGTAAGATTCGTAAAGTCCGTACAGTTCAGAAAGAAAAAGACCCAAGAACCGGCGTTGAAGTTATCAAAGGTGTAGATGACTTTTACGTTTATAACGATAAGGCTATGTCTCATGGCAATATGGTTATGTCCTCGCCGGTTGATGCGTCTATGAAGATTGCAGAAGATGCGGTTGTCAATGTAAACTCTGGCTTGATGGACGTAACTCGTAATCTGGTTCTGTCCTATCTACACAAAGCAATCAAGCCACTGAACCAGTTGCGCATGATTGAAGACGCAGTAGTTATCTACCGTCTGTCTCGCGCACCGGAACGTCGCGTATTTTATATCGACGTAGGTAATCTGCCTAAGACTAAGGCAGATCAATACCTGCATGATATCATGACGAAGTTCCGTAACAAGATTGTTTACGATGCGGGTACTGGTGAAGTCAAGGATGATCGTCGCTTCATGAGCATGATCGAAGACTTCTGGATTCCGCGTCGTGGTGAAGGTAAGGCTACGGAAATTCAAACGCTGCAAGCTGGTCAGAACCTTGGTGAGCTTTCGGACGTTAAGTATTTCCAACAGCAACTTTACCGTTCACTGAACGTGCCGATTTCGCGACTTGAACCGAATCAAGGATTCAACCTTGGTCGAGCTTCCGAAATCAGCCGTGATGAAATTAAGTTCAATAAGTTTATTGAGCGTCTACGTGCGAAGTTCACTATTCTGTTCGATGAATTGATGAGTCGCCAGCTTGCTCTGAAAGGTATTGCTACGCCGGATGAATGGGAGCAACTGAAAGAGTTCATCTATTACGACTTCATCGAAGATAACAACTTCTCGGAGTTGAAAGAAGCAGAACTGATCACGAATCGCGTATTGCTTATGAACCAGATCACACCGTACATTGGTACGTACTATTCGATGAATTGGGTTCGTAAGAATGTGCTGCGTCTGAGCGAAGAGGAAATTGAAGAGATTGCTGCGGAAATCGAAGAAGAGCAAGAAGAAATGATGCGAATTGCTTCGATTGAGGCTGCAAAACAGCAAATTCAAGCTAGTTCAGAAGTGCCAACAAGTATAAATACAAATAGTAATCAGCCACCTAATGGTCAAGGACAAGAATAATGTCAAAAGATTTTCTGGAATCGCTGGCAACTGATGATAAGGAAAGCGCGTTTGCGGCTTTCGAAGCTCAGATTAATGACAAGCTATCAGATGCCCTTGAAGTTCGTAGAGTAGAGATTGCTTCTTCGATCATTGATACTCCTATGGTAGAAGAGGAAGTCGATATTCAGGAACTTCAAGAGAGTGAGGCTGCTCGCGAATTGGTTCTTCATGCTGATAACGACGAACAGTTGTATCGTTCTTCTCACCAACCCATTATCAAGAATCTCCAACGCAAGAAAGCGAAGGGTATTTACGATCATGAGAAAGCCACTAAGCTGTGGGGATATCACGCTGATCGTGCTGCTCAGTCTTATCACAAGGCACATGGTAGTGCTAATCAGAAGTGGCATCAGATGTTCTCTAAGGATGATCGTCGCAAAGCTGCGAAGATGTTTGCCGATCAGGGTCGTGACGAGCTAGAGGAATCCTTCTCAAAAAAAGCTAACCGGGAGAATGATGGAGTAAACGAATATGTCGTTCTCCCGGCAACGTCTATTTTGAAGAGTGCTGGCGATATGGAACGCGATAAGACTAATCGTGCTGCGAAAGCAAACAAGGCAATTCGCGGACGCGATGGACTACCTAAGAAGAAAGAAAAGGTAGATGAGGTTGCGGCTCCGGGTCAGGAAGATTGGATCAAGGCAAACAAGAAGCGTTTCATTGACCGTTACGGTAAAGAGAAAGGCACAAAGATTTTGTACGCGAAAGCATGGAAACTTGCCAAGGAAGGCTATCTAGATGAAGCACAGGCACAACCTGCGCAAGCGGCTGGTCCTTCAAATGCTGAGTTGCATCGTAATGTTTCGGCTAATCTTCGTCGCGCTATTCAGACGCTAAAGATCAAGGGTGTGAACCCGCAGATTGCAGCAAGCGCACATAAAGACTTCGGTAAGCTTGTTGCTAAGAATCCGAAGGCACCGGGACACATGTTGCTCCGTAAACTTTCGTCACAGAAGGCACAACAGGTTCAGGCACTTTCACAGGCTGGCGTTCCTATGGGACAGTCTTTGGAAGCGAACCCACAAGATTTCAACCAGATTCTAACTAGAATGAAGAGATTCAGATGAAGTTCAAAGATTTCCGCGAACAGTTAGACGAGTCGATCAAGGATAATATTCCTGCGCCGATGCTTGTATTGCGTCGTAGAGGCATTCGTATTTTCCCTGATGGACGTAAGGTTGCACTGTATACAAATGATAAATATAACTTAGTATTTACTGTTCCTTATGGGCATAGTCCTGATGAGGGCGCACCAATTGTCGGTCAACATGGATAACGTATTTTACGACAAATTGGACTTGATAGCAGAGAGTCAGTTACAACTGCTAAAGACCTTGATGGAAGTTGAGCTTGGTGAAGCCAACTTTAGAATCGTCAAGGCAAGAATTCGTGGTGGCAAGGTGCAACGTAGACGTAAGGTTAGCACTCGCCCCGGTTACACAATTCGTGGTGGAAGACTTGTAAGAATGTCTTCTGCGGAACGACAAAAAAGGAAAATGGCAGCGCGTAGAAGTAAAGCCAAGAGAAAGGCAAAACTGAAGAGAGCATTACAGAAGCGCAGAATGTCACTAAGAAAAAGACGATCACTAGGGGGATAAGATGAAGCTTATCACAGAACAGATTACAGATGTGCAGGTAGTCACCGAAGAAAAGAACGGTGTCAAGAGCCTGTATATTACGGGTCCGTTCCTCGTTGGGGAGCAGAAGAACCGTAATAAGCGCATCTATCCTATCAACGTTCTCCAAAAGGAAGCGAAGCGTTACACCGAAGAGTACATCTCTAAGAATCGCGCCTTTGGCGAACTTGGGCATCCTGATTCTCCCTCAATAAATTTGGACCGTGTTTCCCATCTTATTACCAATCTGAAGCAAGAAGGTAGCGTATTTGTTGGTAAGGCAAAGATTCTTGAGACACCTATGGGCAAGATTGCAAAGTCTCTGCTTGAAGGTGGCGCACAACTCGGCGTTTCCAGCCGAGGAATGGGTTCTCTCAAGGAACAGGATGGTGTAAACATAGTTCAAGACGACTATTATCTCGCTACAGCGGCGGATATCGTAGCTGACCCTTCGGCACCCGGAGCCTTTGTCCAAGGAATTATGGAAGGCAAGGAATGGGTATGGGACAACGGCATTATCAAGGAAGTTGATATTGTCGAAATGTATGATGAAATTTCGAAGGCAAAGCGTAAACAGATCGAAGAAGTCTCTTTGAGAATCTTCGAAAACTTTTTGTCAAAACTTTGAGTTTTATAAATAAACTTATCCAGTTAAGGAGTTGAAAATGAGTAAGTCACTAACTGAATCTGCTGCTGAAATCCTTGCAACCACGGTTGGCAAGAATGTCGAAGGTTCCAAGGGTACACTAGCGGACGTAGAAGAATTAGGTGGTTCCGACAACCAGAGCAAGCCGGAAGGTGATGCTATTGGTAAGACTGCTGCTGCAAAGGTTGGAGAGGCTCCAAAGCCGGGACAATCTGGTGCGCCAGCGGAACCTGTTGTCGATCCAGTAAAGAAAAAGCCTGAAGAGAACAAGGTTGACGGTGTTGAAGCAATGCCGGGAACTTCGATTGACCCTAATCCTCGCATGGCAGAGGAAGAGGAAGTCGAAGGCGACGTTCTTGAAGAAGACGAAGAAGACGTTGAACTCACGGAAGAAGAGATTGACGAGTATCTTGCTTCGCTGTCCGAAGAAGAGCTTGAAGAGCTAATGGCAGAAGCCGAGGCACTTGAAGACGAAGACGGTGAAGTTATCTCTGAGGATGAGGAAGAGGAAGAGATTCCTGAGTTGTCCGAGGAAGAGATTGCTGAAGCTCGTAAAGCTGCCCTCAAGCAGATGGTTTCTGATAACATGGGTTCTTGTAAAGAAGACATTGATGCACTGTTCAGTGGTGAAGAACTTTCCGAAGAGTTCAAGGAAAAGGCAACGACGATCTTCGAAGCTGCGGTACGTTCGCGTGTTGAAGCTATCGTAGAAGAAGTTGTTACCGAGAACGAGCAGATCATGGAAGAAGCTGCGGAAGAGTATCAGGCAACGTTGACCGAGCAGGTTGACGAGTATCTGAACTATGTTGTTGAACAGTGGATGGAAGACAATCAGCTTGCTATCGAAACTGGTCTGCGCGTTGAAATCGCAGAAGAGTTTATCGGTGGCTTGAAGAACCTGTTCATGGAACACTACATTGAAGTTCCAGAAGAGAAGGCTGACCTCGTTGAAGAAATGGCACAGGCTGTTGCTGAAATGGAAGAGAAGCTGAACGAGCAGGTTGAACAGAACGCAGAACTACAGAAGCAACTTTGCGAAGCTAAGTCCGCTGAGATTATCGCGACGATTTGCGAAGGTTTGACTACTGTACAGGCTGAAAAGATTAAAGCTCTCGCAGAGGGAGTTGAATTCACCACAGAGGGTGAGTATTCGCAGAAGCTCGCAGTGATTCGCGAGAACTACTTCCCAACAAAGAAAGCAAAAGGTGACGCTCTTGAGTCTCTGGTAGAGACAGAAGAAGAGAAGGGAACTAGTGACACAATGAGTTGGTATGTGGACGCAATTAGTAAGTCGCTTCCAAAATAAGAAATAAGAGCGACAAACCTCTAACGGAGAACAAAAATGTATCTATCAGAAACTTATAGCAAAAAGTGGGAGCCGGTTCTCGACCACCCGGAACTTCCAAAGATTGACGACCCATATCGTCGTGCTGTAACTGCCCTCGTTCTTGAGAACCAAGAAACCGCTATGCGTGAAGAGGCAGCACAACTCGGCAAGCTGTGGGAAGCTCCATCTAACATCGTCGGTGGCGGCATGTCGCCTGTTCAGGGTTCCGAAGGTAATATCGCTGGTTTCGACCCGATCTTGATTGGTCTGGTTCGTCGTGCGCTTCCTAACCTCATGGCATATGACGTTTGCGGCGTTCAGCCTATGACTGGTCCTACCGGTCTGATCTTCGCAATGCAAGCTAAGTACGCTAACGCTAACACGTTTGCTAACACGACGCTTGGCGGCGAAGCTCTGTACAACGAAGCTAACACTGCTTGGTCTGGTACTGGCGCACACGGTGCGGACTTCATGAGTGATATGGGTGGTGACGCGAACGACTCGCTCGACTTCGCTAACACTGCTAACATTCAGGTCAACCTTGCTAACACCGGTACTGGTATGGCTACGGCTACCGCTGAACTGCTTGGTATTGAGTCCTCGCCTATGGCAGAAATGGGCTTCACGATCAGCCGTGTCTCGGTTGTAGCTAAGTCCCGCGCTCTCAAGGCACAGTACACTCTTGAGCTTGCTCAAGACCTCAAGGCAATCCACGGTCTGGACGCGGAAGCAGAACTGTCGAATATCCTTTCGACGGAAATTCTGGCTGAAATCAACCGTGAAGTTGTTCGCACGATCTACGCATCTGCTAACGTAGGTGTAACGGGTGTTTCCTCTGCAACGTTCAACCTGTCTTCGGCTTCCGATACTTCGGGTCGTTGGGCTGTTGAAAAGTTCAAGGGTCTG